AGGTTCAGCCCGGACATCAGGTTGGCGTGCGCACCCTGGATGACCACGCCCGGCTTCGGCTTCAGGGTCGCCGAGGTCCGGTAGACGCCCGCCGGGAGGTAGACGATGCCACCGGCCGGACAGGCGTTGATCGCGGCCTGGATCGCGGCCGTGTCGTCCGTGGCGCCGTCACCCTTGGCGCCGTACGCCTTGTCCTTGACGTTGAACCAGGCCAGCGTCGAGCCGCCGAGCTGGCCGACCGTGGCCAGGTCCGTCGGCAGGACGCCGTCGGAGGCGTTGATGAAGCGGTAGCCGTTCAGGTCGATGTTCGCCGTCGGCTTGCCCACCTGGTGCAGCAGCGGCATCTGGTGGACGTGCTGGGCGTCGGCGGCCTTGCCGCTGGCCCCGGCCGCCCGGGTGCCCAGGGGCTGGATGTCCGTGTCCGCACCGCTGATCGGGGTGGCGCTCCCCCCGCCGCCGGTGCCCAGGTTGGCAGGCAGCTGCTCCAGGGGGACGCGGCCGGAGCCGTCCAGGCTCGGATACCCGTTGGGCAGGCCGCGCTGGTTGATGGGCTGGAAGAAGATGCCCGGCGCGGTGGCCTCGGCCAGCCGGGGCGCGGTGGCCAGGTCGATCGGACCGCCGTCGTAGGGCACCGCGATGAAGTAGGTGGCCGTGGACAGTCCGGACAGGGTCTCGGTGACCTCGTAGGTGCCGCCGCCGACCGGGAGGGTGTCCGGGTCATTGGTGGCCTGCACGCTCAGGGCTATCTTGCCCTGGGAGTCCAGCGTGGCCGTGTACGGCCGCCGGTCGGCGATCTCCCCGTTGTTGGAGAGCACGCCGACGAGCTGCAGCCGAACCGTTCCGCTGCGGGGGTTCCCGGAGCCGTCGAGGTAGGTCCGCGTGATCGGGACCATCGTGAACGTCATGCCTGCAGCTCCTTGTTGATGTCGTCCTCCTGGAGGTGGCGGCGCATGCCGAGGTGACGCGGCCCCTGGTAGAGGCCGACGGCCTGCTTGCGCTGGATCGCCTCGGGCACGTCGCCGTCCTTCTGAGCGACCGGCACCTTGACCTTGGGCCGGTGGGCGTTGGCCAACGCCTTCATCCGCTCGTGGTTCTGGAACAGGCCCGTGGCGTCCTCCAGGCCCGGCCGGGCCGCGTACGCGGACTGCTTGGGCATGTCGCCGCGCGCCTCGTCGGACTCGTCGGGGCGCTGCTCGCCCTCGCCCTGACCGGCGTCGACCGGCTCGGCCTGGCCGGTGGGGTCGACCACGCCGCCGTCCGGCGGCATGCCGGTCAGGTCCTGCATGGTCGGCGCGAGCGTGGGCTGCGTGGTGACCGGGTCCATGCCGAGGATCGGGATGCGCGAGGGCGCCGTCGGCATCTGGTTGGGGTCCTGGTCCTCGGGCAGCGCGCGCGGCTCGAAGTCGGAGCGCAGGTCCTGCGGGATCGGCAGGCCCTTGTCCTTGAGGGCGACGTAGATGGCCCGGCGGGTCTCCTGCTCGGCGACCGCCATCTCCACGGCCTCGTCGCGCGACTTCTCGATCTCCTCGTCGAAGTCGATGTTGACGTTGTGCAGGCGGGTCTTGACCGAGATCGGGACACCGGCCTCGCGCAGGGCCTCGAAGAACTCGTTCTGCGCGGCCTCGTCCTGCAGCGACATCGTCTTGAACTGCAGGTCGGGGATGAGGAGCTTGGGCTGCTCGACGATCCGGCCCTCGCCGGTCTCCTCGTCGATCTCGTAGATCTCCTCCATCTTCACGTACCGCTTGCCGTTGCGCTCCTCGTAGTCGAAGTGCTCCTGGGCTTCGGCGACGACGAGGGCGCGCTGGCGGTAGTGCGCGGCGATGAGGTTCTGGTAGCTGGTCAGCATCTGCGTGACCAGGTCGCGGTTGAGGGCGTCGGCCGCGTACGTCTCACCCGAGGACGCACCGGCGAGCATCGTCTTGGACAGGCCGAAGGTCTGCAGGACCCGGCCCTCGATCCGCTCGAAGTCACCGGACAGGTCGGGGATGTCCTCCTTGCCCAGCACCGACTCCATCTGGACCGCGAAGTGGGTCATGATGATCCTGAAGTCGCCCGCGAGGGCCGCGTCCACGGCCTCCTCGAAGTCGGCGAGGTCATCGAGGGTCGGAATCCACGGCACGTTCGTGCCCAGGTCGCTGGCGGAGGCGCCGAGCTTGGCGTGGATGAGCGGCGTGTAGAGCCGGTCGGCGATGGAGTCGACGGCCGCGTTGAGCATCTCTTCCTGCATCAGCGACCGCATCGCGCGGTAGAGCAGGGGGATGCCCCGGGGGTTGAAGTTGTCGGCCTCGAACTTCAGCTGCCGCAGCAGGATGTTCGACACCGGCATCAGCGCGTTGTCGTCGGCGTAGTACGTCAGCTCCGGGTACGCCGTGATGAGCTTCTCGTACTCCCAGGCGGGCTGCCGGGTCCGGATCAGCTCCTTCATGTTCTGCGGGAGCCGGATCAGGAAGCGGGGCTCGCGCAGGAACGGGGACGGCTGCACCTCGACGTCGTCGGGGTTCAGCAGCTCCTCGGTGTCCCACACGCCGAGGTCCTCGTTGAAGGTGCCCAGCGGCCACGCCTCGCCGACCGTCCAGTACTCCCGGCCCAGCTTGGGCAGGAACTTCTGGTAGTCCAGGCCGTCCTCGGAGAGGAAGTGGTCGGTGTAGAACTCGGTGAGCCGCTCGTCCTTGCAGGTCATCTTCAGACCCAGCAGCGGGTACTTCGAGTAGATGTCGACGCAGGAGCCGACCAGCGGGTGCGAGATGTAAAGAAGTCGGCAGTACGCCCGCATCTTCTGCATCTGCGCGGGGTCGTCGAACTGGAACGGCAGGTTGTTCTGCCGCCAGTAGAACAGCGGGTCACGCGGCCGCACGGTGGCGAAGTCCACCGATGGGTTGCCGGTGCCGCCGCCGGTGAACCCGGCCGCCGCCGTCTTCCGGCGCGCCACGCGCCGGTTGGCGCGCATCTCGGCCTCTTCCCCGCTCTCACCCGGCCGCGACGAGAACCGGCGGAACAGGCGGTCGATCCGCGACTGCTCGCCCTCGTAGTTCGGGCCGCTGGCGCCCCGCTGTGCCATGAATCCTCCTGTGGTGGCTCACCCCTTGGGGGTGGGCGAGCCGCCACAGACAGGGCGCTGCTGATCAGGAGGCCGGAGCCGTCTTCCGCCGGGTCTTCTTCACCGGCTCCGCCGAGGCGGGGGCCACGTAGCCGTACGCCTGCAGCTGTGTCGCGCGGGCGTCCTGGCCGTCAGGCAGGCTGATCCACTCACCCGGCTGGTACACGACGCCGTCCAGCTCCAGGGCCACCAGGGCCTTGAGGGGGATGCTCACTGCTGCCCTCCCAGGAGCCCGGCCAGGTAGTCGACGTACGCGGACCGCCCGAGCGTGCGGCCGCCTGCGCGGTAGGAGGACTCCTTCTTCCCGAACGGGTTCCCGCCGCCGGAGTCCTTGTCGTCCGAGCCGGAGTCGTCAGACCCACCACTGTCGGAGCCCGAGTCGCCCCCGTCGCTACCTCCGCCGAACGGAGGGCCGCCGCCGTCATCGCCGCTCTCGGGACCGCCCTCGGGGGCCCCGGCGCCCGGGGGCATCGCGTTCGGGTCGTTCGGGTCACCGCCAGGCGGCATCCCCGGCATGGTCGGGGGCGGCATCCCCGGGATCTGCACCGGCATCCCGTCGATCGACTGCGGGAACGCCGAGAACATCGGCTGCACCCGCACCAGGAACGACTGATTGCAGAACGAGCACTCCGTGTTGCCGTCCGAGCGGCCGATGACCTGCCCCGAGCCGCAGAACGGGCAGTGGCAGATGGTGATCCCATCCCCGGACTGGTGCGCCACCACCATGCGCAGCGTCATACCGCTCACCTCCACCCCCTACGGCTGGAGGAGCGCCCCCGGACAGCACGACGCCCCCTCCCGTGGTGAAGACAGGAGAGGGCGCCGAGCTGGGCGCTACACATCGGCTTGTAGCCATATCACCGTATCAACTGATCGGTGTATCCGGCACGGGTGCGGGCCCCTTCCCGTCCCAGGG